CGACTCTTTTGATGAAACTAAAAATTTACCAATTTCTATTTCCTCATAAATTTTTTCATCTTTTGGAATTACTGATGCACTTTTCATTTCAATAATACTTTTTGAAATTTTTACATCAAACTCTTGCTCTGATTCTTTCAATCTCTTAGTTACTATTGAATCTAATTTAGGTATTACAGTATATCTCATATTCACACCTTTATTCTTAATTGCAACACCAATTCCATAACTAGGAGAATACCCTGCACCACTCAAACTTTTCGGTGTATTTAACCACATTCTCAATGTGTTATGATCAAAAGTTTTATCTGGTAATAATAAATATTCATCAAAAAATTCATTTTTACAACCTCTTGATATCAATACATTGACTAAATCCAATTTTTCATTTATTTTTTCTTCACCTTTTTGAACAGGTCTTGAAGCTGGTGATTTAAAATTATAACCTGTTATTTTTCTTGCTGGGTAACCAAAAATTCCATTTCTTTTAGTATCAACAAACTTCCTTAGATATTCAGTTATTTCATTTGAAATCAAATTTTTAGTAACATGACATGGTATATTCATTGCACCGTAAGTTTCAAACATTAACCAACACAAATAATAATCTTTTAAAAGAATATCATCATCATCTCCTTGGCCCATAACATGAGATTGTTCAATTTCTTGTTCGCCAATCTTTTCTTGAATATATTTTTTAATTAATTCATAACGAGCAATATTAGTTAATGTACCCAATAAAGCAGTCCAACGTATACCACTTGGCATACCGTCAATCAAACTTAATTTACTATCGTCAGGCATTTTCATTACATTTTTGATTAGATCTTGTCTCGACAATTCTAACATATATAATAATTCATTTTTTATTTTGTCAGGAGCATGTAATCTTATTAATCTATCAATTACATTAAAAATTATTAACAATTCAGTATTCAAAGAAACATTTTGATCAAATCCAGCTGCATCCAAAGGCATAGCTATACCACTCCTAGTTTTTAAATGTTCAAATCTTCTTTTGTAAAAATCAATTTTTTCTTCCGATGTCAAAAATAAAGTTGATTTTTCATATCCCAACATTACTTTTTCGAACCAATGACTAACATACGCCATTCTTAATTGAGCAATATTTCCTGATGCTATTATTACTCTATCTTTAAAACCAAGTTCGATTTTTACTGCTGGTCTGTAATCCTCTCTCAAATTTTTATCAAACATTTTCTTTTTTAATTTTTCTTTAGAATATTTCATTGGTAAAACATTTTTAACTGCTGCTGTTTTTTCTACCTTTCCACTCGAAGAAATCATTTTTAATCTTTCGCCGGCAGAAGCACCACCTGTTACCCAGTTTTCCTCTGATTCTAACCAATCATCAATATTTCTAAATATAAACTTTTTCCACTTATTTTTTGTAATAGTAATATGTTTATTTAAATCATCAAATAAAACATTATAAAATCTAAGTGAATATTCATCTTCATTTAACAATTTTCCTCCTTTTGCATCTTTTTTAGCAAACCAATTTTCTAATTTTTCAACACTATTTTGAATATTTTGACTAGTATTCCATCCAGTCATTGTATCCATATCAACAAAATAAAACCAATTATCTGATATTTGATAATTCAATTTTTTGTAATATTTTGTTACTTCCTTTATTCTTTTTACCAAATCTTCAGGTTTTTGCGGTTCAAATAATTTTATTTTTGAACAAATATTTAAATATTCTTGTTTTGCTGCAGTAGGTATTAGATTATAATAAATACCAAAATTCTTTTTTAATGGCAATGGTAATCCCTCAAAAATTGGATCAATTTTATTCATATTTTCTCTTTCCAATTTTAAATGCGTCTCTTCAGAATATAAAGAAAACCATTCTTTTTTATCAATCAAATCAAGATCTAGTATCTCAATTTCATATTTATTTGGATCAGGGTCCAATTCTGCATATCTATCTAATCCTCTCAAATTTTTTCTGTGATATTCAGTTTTACCTCTTAAGCTATTATTTTTGCTCAATTTTAAGATTTCTTCATAATCCATTCTTAATATTCAATAAAATTATTAATTATTTT